CACATAATTCTTCCAATAGTTTTTTACCTTGCTTTAAGGAACGATATCTTTCGTCTGGTAATGTCATGGTTATTCTCCTAATAGGGGGAGATACCTCCCCCTAATACCTTATGCCGTTTTATTTTGTCTAGCACGGATCATTGCTAGAATGTCGTTTGCCTTATCGCTACTTGGATTAGCTTTTGGGACTACGATAGGAGAATTAGTTGAAACTTCATCAGGCTCATCTTCTGCTACGGGCGCTGTTGCGGGAGAGGATGCGTTTTGTGAATTTCCCTCTGTTTGTTTGTCCGCTGTTGAACCTGCAGATGCTTCTAAACCATATGGACGATAGTATTGACCCCAACGCTCTAAGTCGTAAGGTTGACCATCTACTGATGCCTCAAACATTTCTTTGATGATACGCAATTCTGCTTCACCAGGCTTCTTAGGCAAAAAGTCTGTTAAATTAAACAAACCATGAGCCTCGATTGCCGCGGCTTCTGCCTCTGTTAATGCACTTTCTTTACGTGCCCAGTTACTTGTAGAGTAATCTGCGTAACCACCTTTACTAGTTTTCTTAACGTTAAAGTCAAGACCACGTAGATAGTCTGTTGGCAATTCTTCCATTTCAGGATCCATTAAGCTGGACTTGATGATAGTGAAAATTTGTGGACTGATAATAAATCTACGAATTGGGTTAGTAGGAGTCTTGTCATCACCTAGTGGATTTTGACGAACAAAACCTTGGAATAGATAACTACGTTTCTTCCAATACTTGTTTGCCATTTCTTTCAATGTTTCGTCTTTATACCATGGACGAACTTCAGCTAAGATAGGACATGCATCACCATACATTTCCATGCACGGTACTTGTACATCAATTTTCTTAACGTTAGGATCACCCTTAACGCCATTGAATGCTAGTTTAATGATTTGACGTTCTACCCAAAAGAATGTGTTCTTTGAGTCCGCATCTGGCAAGAAACGAACAGTCGCTGTTGCGCCTTCGTCAATGTTCCAGTGGGGGTAGATAGAATTATCAGATTGGGTGTTAGAACCCTTTTGATTTTGCTTTGTGTCTTGCGCCTGAATACGGGCGCGGATTTCTGCTAATGATGCCATAATATATTTTCCTTATAAATTGAGATGGTCTCGTTTTTAATGTCGCTACTCCCTATGAGTAACTAACACAAGTGTAAGTTTAGCATGTTCTTACAGATGCGTCAATAGTATTTATGCCGGATATGGTAAACCTCACCTTTTAAGTGAGGTTTTTGTGAACTTATTTGCCCAATAAACGTTTGATAGTGTTTAAGTCTTCTTGACCCTCTGCCACACTTTGTTCTAATGCAGGTCCAACTTTAATACCTTTACTTGCCAACAAGTCTTTGATATGACCGGCTCTTTCGCTTGCCGCTTCATATTCTTGTTGTGTCTTGGCATTTTTTACAGCCATTACCGCTTGTTGATATTGTTCTTGCCATTCTTGTTTGCTTGGTGTTTTGATAGATGACCCATCTGGATAGTCACTTTCGTCAACTTCTTCAAATGTTTGTACTTCACCTTCTTCTCCAATTCCTATTCTGCGTTTGATTTCACGCTTCATATAGTCATTGTCTTGTTTGTTAATTTTACCTGATTTGGTAACTCTAGGTGACATTTTTCGTTGTAATGGATCGATATCAAAACTGTGATTGTCTCTTGGGAAATGCATTTTGCCTGCACCAGCTTCAACTGTGTCAGCAATCTTATCTCCAAACTCTTGTCTTATTTGAGCAATTACTTCATCACTATCTGGGTACTCATCATTAAGACCATAATATGCTTCTGGGTCTACAGAGTCCTTATATTTGTCAATTAAATCATCTAATCTGGCACGTTGTGTGTCATCAAGACCTTCCGCTACTGCCTGAGGAACCATGTTGATAAAGTTTTCTTCCATTGCCCAACTATCAGGATCTGCCTCTTTACCATGTATTGGGCAATGCGGGTCGATCCCGTGATACTCAGGATGTCCAGGTGCATGGCATGAGCAACTATCTCCCATTTCTTCATCAGGGTCATCAGACCTTGCTTCAGGAATGCCAACTGGATTGTTACTTTGCATTCCATCATCTTCTTCTAAATCTTGGTCTAGACTTTCAGCCCACTCTGCCAACTGGTTTAGTTCTCTGTCAATTTTTGTCTCTGCTACTTTTTTGTGTAGTCTTGATAGTATAGGCATTACGCTTTCAATTCTTGGATCAACGGTTTCTTGTACAAACAACTCATTGATATTTTCACCTTCACTATCATTTTCCATTAATGGAGGAGTCCAGCTTTCAAAGTATGCGTTATAACCACGATGACCTGTCATTTTACTTAATGATTCACGTAATGTGTAGTAATGTTGTATACCACTTTCAACTAACTGTTGTGCTGATTCATTAAACTGTTGACCACGTGTAGCACGTACAAATCCTGCCATCTTTTGATATTCTTCGCATAAACTGCCAATATGATTCCAACGCTCATCATGTGGTTTACCACCTTCAGCAATATGTCGTGCATATACACGTGCAATGCCTGGTTTTAATGTTGGTGCTAAGAAACGTTCACCATCTTGATTTTCTAAAAAGATTTTAGCGATATTGCGATAACGTTGTTCACCTTCTTCAATTTGACGGGTATGTTGAATAACCATCTTGATAGTTGGAACACTATCGCTATAACTTGCTTTTTTACCCATTGGGTAATATGCTTCTCCTAAATTATCTTTTTTCTTCATATGATTTCTCCTAGCCATGTCTGGTGCCAATTGGTCTTGGTCTTTTAATTCCCAACCTTTAAATCCATTTCTGGTTTTCCAAGACTTTAAATCTTCAATAAATCCCAGCCATGTATCATTGTATCCTATACCTGGTGTTGGTGTTTCTGGACTATCACCCACATCATCACCATAATACAATATCAATCTGCGCTCGTCATCAACTGTGGCAAAAACGTCTCCGTATTCTTTACCATCCATAGTAAACTTAAATTTGAAAACGTCGGCATCGTCCTCTACTGGAGTCACTTTACCACTAGAATCTAATGGTTTTGGTGAATACTTCGATAACTTGTTGTATAATTTGCGGTTGAGTGTTTCTGTATTAATTGGCATAATGTATTTATCTAATTTCTTATCCCATTACGGCAAAGAAGGGTAACGGGGCTATCATTTCTTCGTGGTCACGTACATAGTTGTCTAACTCTAAATGATATGATCCTAATTCTTGTATGATTCTAACAGTTAATAGTGTTGCCATAATCAAGTCATCAGTATCACCTATTTTGGCAGCATAACTACCACCATGTGCTACAAACGCTTTTAATTCAGTTATAAGACTACGACTATTTATTTTCATCTTTTTACTTTCAAGTAATGTCTTAAATTTAGCACATGCTGTTAATTTACTTTTGTTTGTTGTATTGAAACCTTTGCGTTTTTTTCCAGGCTCACTCATAAATATGCCTGGTATATTGCTTTCTCCGTATTCGTTTAGTGATACTAATGCGGCTTCACCAATGCTATTGTTTTCTATACTATAATATAGACTATTGGGTTCGTTAGTACATTCTACGATATACTTGTTGATTTGTGCTATAAGTTTAATTTGATTTGGAATATCAGTTCTATTGTGTTTCCATTCACCTATTTGTGTAAGTGTGTTTGCTTCAAACACTTGTATACCAGCAGGATCACCACCTGTACCTAGACTTGGGTCTAGACCAACTACATATAAATTTCCTTTTGTTGGTTTTTTATACCAGCGTATTTGCCCCATTCTTTCAATAGGTTCTATGCCTTCTAGTGCAATTAATGTGTTTGGATTAATCAATGTTTCATCTGCAATAATGAACTCGCAACCAATCTCTCGGTTGAAACGATCCTCACCAAGCTGTGCTTTGATTTGGTCAGCCCAAGTTTGGTCACGCCCTGGTTGTTCATTCCAATATGCACGATATGCTTTGAAACCGTTTACACCTAATTCAGTTTGATTACCAAACTCATCTTCTGTCTTGTTAGCACCTTTCCAAATATACGCAAATTGATCCTCGTCACTATTTGGTGTACTTGTAATAATCGCTTTACCACCAGTTGCTAGTGTAGGTGTAATAGCTGTCCAGAATTCTTTAGCAATACTTGGTCTTACGAATGCAAACTCATCAAGATACAATAGTGTAATAGACATACCACGACCTGTGTTTTCAGTAGTTGTTGCACTAACAATACGACTGCCGTTTTCAAAGTCTAATGATCCTTTATTGTATGTAGTTACACCTGCTTTAATGTGGTCAGGACAATTTTCATATGCATAACGAATACGTTGCATAATCTCCTGTGAACCTGTGTACTTGTGTGCGGCAATAAGAATCGTACTATCTGGTACAAACATAGCATACCATAATAGATAACCTGCGGCACTTGTTGATTTACCGCTTTGTCGAGGCATTAGACTAATTGAAAATCTATAATTATGATAAGTTTCAATCAATCGTTCTTGATAGGGGTATGGATGATACAACATACTACCTTTTGTAGGATGCTGTATATAGAAAAAGTTATCCATAAAGTATAGATAACCTGTGTCGGGGTCACAACATTTTACAAAGTCTTGTAACTGTTGTTGTGTAAACGTTGTCTTTTTATAAGGTGTCTTTACTAAAGATGTAGCATTAGTTGTAGCCATAACGTATTTAGTTAGGATATCTCAGATACTAATTGTTGTACACGCAAGAAGTTTTGATATAACTCCACAAATGCTTGATAATTATTAGACTTAGTTAATCTATCCTGAATGTCAATGTTATATTTTACCTTTTCAACATAATAGTTTGGCATTTCTATTTGATTTATTTGTTGATAAAGATTTTTTATAAAATTCACATCAAATAACTCATCAAAGGTTACAATATAATCGTATCTATCTCTGTATAAGATATCTTCATTTTGAATAGAACCTAAAATATCATATATGTTTGTACACATATTAGCAACACCTGAGGTTTTTAATTCATTAATAAACTCTAATCTATTTTCCATTATGAATTTTTTAAATTCATCAATGGTTACCGCATATCTAAGATTCGTTCTTTTTGCCAGGTACATGTTTTTAATCCAGTTAAAATATGAAATATCTAACTGTTCTTCAAACGATTCACCTATTATTTTTATAGTAGTTAAATTATGTGTTTTTGCAAAATCAAAAACTTCATCATAATTATTAAAACTATATTGCCCGTCTTTTTCAAAGGCATGAGGAACACCGATAGACCATACTTGTTTTATACCATGTATTTTAACAATATTTTCCGGCGGGAAAGAATAGTATGTTTTGATATTTTGTTTTGTACGTAATAAATTTACTAAAAAATCCCCGCGGGCGCCGGCGGCATAATGAACTAAAAAATGTTTCATGTTTAATTCATTATATTTTATTTTACTTAATATCCAGTGGTCTTTGTTTAGTAGCTACAATAATATAGAAAGTTTCATCTGCTTTATTTCTTTCACCATCTGGATTATTGACATCCACTGGATACTCTACATCAAAAGTAAATGTTTGAAAACTATCAATATTGAATCCTGTACGTTGTAATAGTGCAGCCAATTGGTTTTTACCAAGAATACTATAATGATTTAAATTAAACTCATGCTGTCTTGCACAGTCAGGAGCAGGAACCTCAATATAAATTTTACCAAATTGTTTTAGTACACGATTGTATTCCATCAAACTAAAAATAGGATAAGGACTATGCTCTAATGCTTGGCGTAAAAATATAAAGTCTACACTTTCGTCATAGTAACCATCACGTTGTGGTAAAAAACTTAAATCATATTTTTTGATTGTATGACCCTTGTCTTCACATGCTTTAATATCGCCAGGGCTTAGTGTTACCCCTGTAACATTGGTGTATCCTCGAGTTTTCATTTCGTCTAAGAAATATCCAGGACCGCAACCTAAATCTAAAATTACTGCATCTTTTGATAAATTTAGCGGGTCGATATAGTCTGTAACCATTTTTGCGGTTAGACTTTTGTGCATTTGGCTGTCGCCCTCATCATAGATGTGGGCAGTATATAACCATTCGTTATAAAATTTTAATTTAACTAGGTCAAGTGTTTGGTTGATATCAATCATGTCTTTCATTGAGAATAATCCTTAAATAGATATTATTACTTATTCTCAATAACATGTCAACAATTATTTTCTTTTATAACCCTTAAATGGTTTAAAAGGACTTACTTTTTCTACATCTGGCATTTCTTGACTTGCCATGGTAGCAATTTGAACAGCATCACTGGCTTTTAATCCCATTGATACCAATGCATCACGTATATATTCTCCTGTGTGCGGATCGTAGCTAACCACAAACTCATTTTCACCAAAGATTTTATCTTGTTCAAAAGGGGGAACACCATCTATTTTACGTTGTGCGGCACCTTTAGCACCAGCAATTGCTACACCAAAACGATATTGCAAGTATGGGTCTTGATTTTTAAGTGCTGGTATTTTCCATGCGCCGGGTAATGCCAATGCAATATCTTGTTGTAAACTACCAGTATGTCCCAAACTTACTGATTCGTTTATAAATTCTTTTGCTCTCATTTCTTTTTGTAGCCTTTAAAGGGCTTAACAATACTCTGTTTATTTGTGTCAGGCATTTCATTACTGCCCATCGGGGTTAACAACTTTCCACTAGCGCCGCTACCAAATGCTTTTTCAGCTTGGTCCACCATATCAGCTTCTTCCTGTGTATAAGCTATAGTAATCAATGCTTGTCCATTTGGACCTTCTCTTTCAGGCTGATGTTCATATGGGTTTTTACCATCAGCACCAGCTAAAAAATGTGCAGTCAAACGCCATGGATGGTACGGACTACTGTTATCTAGTGTAGGATGAGTACGCATACCTGGAGTGGCTTCTTGATGGCCAGGAGGAAATTTTTGATTTTCCGTAACAAATTCTTTTGCTCTCATATTATTGCTCCGTAGAT